TCACGTTCTGGTCCGACGCGCTTGTGCTGCTTGTGAGAGACGCTTCTGATTTGCCTGGCTGCGGTATTTCTTCACCATCTCAAGCGTCTTGTGTCCGGTCACCGCCTGGATCTCGCTGTCGCTGGCACCCGCTTCGGCCAAGTGGACCGCCGCGGTGTATCGCCAACCATGGATCACGAACGCTTGCGCGCCTATCTTTTCTCGCACCGCCATGACGCGCTGCTGAATGGTGCGTTTGGCAACGCCCTTATGCAGCGACTGCGCAATGATAAAGCGACCCCTGCGCGGCAGGTTGTCGAGGTACGTGCGCAGAAACTCTGGGCAGGCGACCCAGAGGCGCGCCGCAGTCTTTTCCTGGACAACAGATATGAACTGGCCGTCATAGTGCGCCCATTCCATACCGATTACGTCGCCGATCCGCTGCCCAGTGCCTATCCCAAGCATGTATGCGGTCAATTCCCACTCAAGAGAACCGCTCTCGCAGTACGCCTCAAATGCGCGGAGCTTTGCGGCGGGCCAAGGCTGGTATTCACCGCCCTTGAGCTTTTTGACACCGCTTGCCGGGTTTGCTGTGATCCATTCCAGATCAATCGCGTGGCGGGACAGGATAGAAATCATTTCCACCATCGCGTTCGCTTTTCGCCATGTGTCGGCATACGCATCGCGCGCGGCGATGACGTCGCGGCGGCGCAGCTTCGTGAAATCCTTGGGGCCGTTCTTTTCACGGATCAGCTCGAGAGTGCGCCGATACTCTTGCTGCACTCGAGGCTTTCGGTCCCTGAACTCCGGGGTCTGATAGTAGCTGACGATCAGGGCCTCAAAGGTGGTTTTGGTCTTCTTTTGGGCGCGGCCAGAACGGATTGCCCAATAGGCAGCGTCAAATTCCTGGCTGTCTGGGTCGTTGGGGAGGCGCTGATACGTCTCGCCGCGCCGAAAATAGTAGTAGACACGGCCCTTCACGGTCTTGGTCGTGACATACTTACGTTCCAGCTTCTTTACCATGTGAACTCATCTTCATTCATAGCGTTGCCGTTTAGAACGGACTCGAGGTCGGACACCCGCCAGCGCTCCAAACCGGAAATCCGAACTGGCGTGGGGAGGGACCCGGATTGCACCAGCCGACGAAAATCAGAAGGAGCCATATCCATCATCTTAGCTGCAGTACGTTCCGCAACTGCGATTGGTGCGATGCGTCCCATTGATGTTTCCTCGGGCAGTGGGGTTAGGTGGAAATTGGCGGTATGCGAAAAATCGCAAGCTGCGGGTTACGTGATGACAATGGATTCAGCGGGAACGGCTATCGCGCCGGTGTCTGGATCGACCGGGTAGCAGAAATCGACCTCTTCGACGGGTTTCCCGCAATCCAGCTCCACGACCAGATCACCGTTCTGATCGAGCAGATCTTCCAGCTCTTCGACAAGTTGGGACAGTAGCATGTAACCTCCGGTGTGTTTCGGGGTTGGCGTTTGTTGGATTAGAAGGGGGTGGCGTCAGCGTGCATCCACCGGAAAGTGTCAGCGTGGCGCTCAATGTCCTCGATGCGGTCGTCCCCGAGATCATCGTAATGGGTGTCGAATAGTCGACTGACCAATCGGTGAAGGCGATCACCGGGCTTGATGATGTGTGTTTCTGACAGATAGCTTTCGGCTATTGGGAGCAGGTTTTTGGCCATATCGTTCTCCATCAAAGGGGTGGCAGTGGCGCCTGTCCGTTGTAGGGGCAGTCAGGCCGCCAGTCGGTGGCGCGTCGGGCCGGGGTCAGTCGGCAAGACATGCGGGCCGCGCTGATCCACGCTGACAGCGCGCTGGGCAGGTCGATGCCGTCTACGCTGATGCCCAGAAGATCGACGCGCCAATGCGCCTCATGGGCCGGATCACCGGGCGTGATCGGGCGCGCTGTGCCGCCAAGCGTGCGCAGCAGGGTTGCCCGCCCAAACACGCCGCGGTGTTCCATCGCCAGCGCTGCGGCATAGACCTCTTGAACGCTGGCGGGCATCACGCGGCAACCTCTTGAGGTTCCACCTGAGGCGACACCTTGGCGATCCAATTGCTGATCGCCTCATCCTCGCCGACGCCAGTCGCGCAGACGCCGTGTAGCTGGATTTCCACCAACACGCGCTTTGGAAAGGGGAAGGGGTAGAGGCCACCGGCTTCGATCACCGCGCAGGCTACGGCATCGCGGCGTTCACGGCCCTGTAGCTGGGCAATGGTCTGCGCAAAGCGGGCTGCTGTGGTTGAGGCGCTCATGCCACCGATCCCGCCTTAACGGTGGCACCTGCGCGCCCGGCGAGAATGCGGGTCAAGCCATTGGAGAAACGGAGCCGCGCCGGAGCAACCTCGGCAGTTCCTGCCAACGCTGCGAGGCGATGGCCCAGCAGCTCTCCTGCCATATCGGGCAGCAGATGGCGCGCCATCGCCGCTAGTTCCTCATCGGGCAAAGTCGCTAGCGACTTCGCGGGATCCAGAGATGCGAGGGCACGAAGCTGGTTTGTGGAAACCAAGCCGCAGGATCCGCTTTGGGGAAGTCTGGCGTTCTGTTTAACTACGTCGTTCACGCTGTGCTCCAGTCAAAATCTATACCTATATGTATAAATATATACCTTGATGTACAAATCAAGTCATAAATATACATACAGGTACAAATATGATGATGCCTGGAGAGTTTTTGGGGTGGTTACCTCAGCCAGCTCTGCGAACGTCTCGGCGAATATTGGTTCTCAGGGCGACATACTCTAGGCCATCAAATGTGACGGGTTTGCTCAAGACGCTGACTTTGTATCCCAGTCGCCTGAGCGCCAAAGGCATTAGGCGCGGGGACAGTGTCAGAACTGACTCAGCCCCAACCTCAGCCAAGTATTCGTTGGCGCGTGCAAGTATTACCCTAGTGATATGGGGGCTCCCTACGAAGCGAGTCATTTCCCACAAATCAGCGCTTGGGTGTAACTCGGCTTTCATTACTGCGGGATCGAAGTCAACTGGCAGAGCGCCCGATAGGAAATCGGCCAGCATGTAGGACAGATCTTGCCCCTGGCGCCGTGGTGTTATGCTGTCGGTGCGCATAAGGCGCGCGCCACCGATACACTTCCCGTCTTCATATGCTACTATGAATTGAGCATTCGGGAGGTCATATTCATCCCACTCAACTTGCGATGTGTGGACGAGATCCCACCCCAGTCGATCTACAAATTCGGCCTTCCTGACTGCCAGAAAGTCTAAAATGTTTTGATGGCTTACTTCGGAGGGATTCGGTCCGACGATTGAAATCATTTTTCTACTCCTGAATTTAGAATCCAAGAGCAGTTTAAGATTTAAGATTTCGACTTTCTCTATACCGTTCGGTAAGGGCTGAATGCACCTTCGCGGATAGCTATTACAACCGCCTGGGCGTCAGTATTGGCACCAATCTCGTCGAGTGCGTTCACGCGCCTTGCGCGAGCGCCTGAGTAGGTCAGTCCCAGAATTTCGGCGACATCATTCAGTTTCCCCCCCTGTGAAATCGCCGACAGATAATCCAAAGTCCCTTGCGAGAGTTTTAGCGTTCTGCGTTCTTCAAGCGAGCTCAAGGTTGCAAGGCTCAATGCGTCCATGCACCTGTCGAGAGTGGCATCTGACGGCGGGCAGCCTTTGCGGTGCGAGATGCTTGCAATGGTCTTGTGCCCTTCGATTTCGAGAGCGAAGCAAACACCGTCTTCAATTCCGAATGACCTTGCCAGTTCGAAGGATGCCGCGTCCCAACCTTGCCTCTCCAGCTCAGACCAGCCGATACGACCATTGCAAGTCAAACCGTACCTCAAGGTGGCATCCCTTAGGGCCATATCCTTCTCATGGTAGGCTTCCAAGAATGTGGGAGGATAAGTGAAGTGGGAGTATTTTGGATGACCATTGTTGAACAAAATGCCGATTGCGCATCCGAAATCTGAGAAGCGCGACAATGTGTCAAAGGCTAATTTTACATGAGGGTTCATCTCAAATTCCTTGACCATAACTATCCTCTAGGTAGTATACCAAAATGTATAAATCAATATCAATTTTGACAGTGAGGCCGCACGCATGACGAGTTTTCAGGACATCGCTAGCGCAATAGTCCATTCGTCCGACAGTGAGTTGCGGGCCTTACGTCAGTTCTATCTGAAAAGGTTGAAGGTTTTTACTTCTTCACAAGGCCATGTTGCCGAACAAACTCAGCAACATCAGAGATCACGCTCTCAGGTGCGTTCGCAAGACTGTTGATCAGCTCTTCGCGGTCTGGAGAGCTAGATCGTCCGGTCAAAATGAAGGTGATATCCACCTCTAGGGCATCGCAGATGGCTTGCAAGCGTGTCGGTGACGGATCCTGAATACGACCGGTCGTAACGCGAGAAACATAAGTCGCTGTTCCAAAAAGCTTGTTGCTTAGCGCGTCAGCGGTCCAATCGCTATGCGCAAGGGCTGCTTTCAGTCTGTTTCTTGCGGCGTTGTCCATGTGCTCGGCTTAGCTCTCCCAATCAACGAAAACGGTAGTACGTATCGGTATAGGGTGCAAGACGGATTAGGCGTTGACAGTTATACGTTCGGGTATATTTATATACCTGTATGTATAAATGGCGTCAAAAATGACAAACTGCATTCAGGACATCAAAACTCGACGTGAGGCACTTGGTCTTTCACAGGCGGAGCTGTGCCGTCGTGCAGGCCTAACATCTTCTAACTATGTCTGCCGATTGGAGGGCGGAAAGATCGCCGGGCCGTCTCACGGTACGGTAGTCGCAATTTTTGATGCTCTCGAGAAAGCCGAAAGCGAGGGGCGCAAGTGATCAGCGAAGACCACGCACGCCCCCTGAACATGATCTCTGCAGCACAGAGATCTGTCACCACCCGAGAGGCTCAAGAGGCCGCAAGAGGTGGTGGCATGATGGGCTTAAGAAATCAGTTCGAGGAATTCTGTCTCGGAGATGGTCCTTATGCCTTTGTCGCGAGCCTTGGCTTGCTTCGACTCTGCACCTGTGCCGCAAACAAAGAAATCACTTTTGGTCGAGATGCTTCCCGCAACCCTCGCGCCATGGTCTTCTGCGAGCTGTTTCGCCTCCGAGCGGGTGAACTTGTCGAAGGTACCCGAAAAGACAACTGTAAGTCCGGCCAGGGCGCGCGTGTCCTCTGGGTCGAGATCGTCATTGCGGCGGCTCGGTGTTATCTCCGCCTTGCTCGGCCTGTGTTGGCTCCCGAGCATGACACGTCCGACCATTTTCTTGATCTTTTTCAGCTCGGCCTGTGCATCGTTGATCGCGCGTTCCTGATCATGCATGCGGTTGATCACCGCCTCAAGTTCAGTTCCTTGGACCATGCCCGGAATGGCCTTTACGTCACCATTGGCCTCAACAACGGCTTTCGTATCACCGCCAATAAGCGCGAACCGGTGCTTGCAAAAGCCGCCAGAGGTACCAGCGGGACAGTTGCACGAAAGAGAAATGCCATCGTTCTCCTGCTGGATGATGATTTTGTATCTGTTGCCACTAGATGCACTCTCAATCACCACTTCCATAAAAACTCTCCATTGATTCCAAATGGCTCCAACCTTGCGGTTCTCCCGTGGGTTGTCAAAGCCTCTTGCGCACCGCTGCGCAGAGATATTCATCCTGCTGTTTTCTCCTACTGGGGCGGGATGAATGCGCGAAGTGGGGTTGCGCCCCCGCCGCGCACCACCGGATATGCGCTGGGATACTTCGCCGCTGAACATCACGGGACAGCGGAACACCAAAATCGTGCTGGCATCAGGACCTGGCGCATTCTGAAGGTACATATACGCCTGAGAAGCACGATCACCGGGGCGCGGGCGGGCGCCAGAGGCGGGCTTTCCCGTCACCGTCAGCCATTCCGGAGGTGCGCAGCCCATGGGTAAGCGCAGCACCTTCAAACGCCGCAAGAACGACCTGTACCGCACGCCGTGGGATCCGGTGCCGCAGCTGGCGCCCCATCTGCCCACACGGTTCCGATATGCCGAGCCATGCGCCGGAAACGGGCGGCTGATTGATCACCTTCGCTGGATTGGCGGCACCTGTACTGACGCGGTCGATATCAATCCGGGGCGTGGAGACGTCACGCAGGGCAACGCTTTGCACTGGACGCCAACGGCTAAGCCGCGCCGTCCGCTTGATTACATCATCACAAACCCGCCCTGGTCGCGGGAGATCCTGCACCCGCTGATCTTGCGCTGGGCAGGCCTGTGCCCGACGTGGCTGCTGTTTGATGCGGACTGGTGCCACACGCTGCAGGCGCAGCCGTACCTGCGCCACTGCCGCAAGATCGTCTCGGTCGGGCGGGTGAAGTGGATCGAGGGCAGCAAGCACACCGGAAAAGACAACTGCGCCTGGCATCTGTTCACAGCAGGGAACCACGGGCGCACTGAGTTTGTCGGCAGGTCGGCAGCAACTAAGAAAAACAACGCCCAGCGCTGGGCGGAAAGCACATGTGAGGTGCCGTCATGACAGACAAGCCAAGCGGCAGGGTGACGGTCAGGCGGCGGTCGGGGTTTTCGACCATTCCGAATGCCTTGATACGAGACACGTCGATATCTGCGGATGCACGGTTGTTGCTGTGCTACGTGATGTCCTGCAGTGATGATTGGACGTTCTATGTCTCCAAGTGCCAGGAGGTACTGGGATGCAAAAAGGACAAATGGCAGAAAGTCAGAAGAGAGGTCATCAACGCCGGTTACCTGAAGGTTCAGCCCAAACAGGGGGCCGATGGGCGCCTAGATGGCTACATCTGGGAAGTGTTCGACACTCCCCAGCCTCAACATGAGGGAGAACAGGGCGGGAACGCTGCACAAGATGTTGTGAATGCGACCGCTGACCGTGAGCCGGAAAAACCAGCTTCCGGCGTGGAACAGTCGGAATTGTTTCACCGTGAGCCGGAAAAAACCGCCCGCCGGTGCAACCCGCCCGCCGGTAAAACCGGCTCCTTAAGAAGAACAACAAAACAAAAAGAACAACAAACAAGTTGCGCGGCTGACGCCCCGCACAAATCCGAATTTGATTTTGATGGTTTCGCTGCCGAGTTCTCAGCAGCCTATCCCCGGATGGGCTTGCCAGAGGCGACCGAGGACGCACTGCGCACGGCGCTGGGCGAGGGGGCCGACCCCGCAGAGATCTTGGCTGGTGCCCGGGCCTACGCTGTCGAGCAGGATGGCAACGCCCCGCGGTATGTGAAGCTCTCCGAGAACTGGATCGCTGAGAAACGCTGGCGCCAGCACGTGACCACCCCCAAAGCGCGGGCCAATCAATCCGAGGTGTTGGCCTACTGGGCGAAAGAGATCCTTGAGGCCAAGCCCCACATGCGCGGTCGTGTGTCGCCGTCCATCGCCCGGGAATGCCTGAGCGCGGGCCTGGTGACCGAGCAGGATTGCCGACAGGTCGGGGTGTCGCTGTGATGTCGCCGCATTCCGATCCAGAAACCCACGGCGTGCAGTTTGGTCGGGTGGTGGTGACTATCGACGCCGCCCTGGGCGATTGCATCGTTATCGCACCGCAGCCCGGCCCGATCTGCATCAGCCCCAAGCGCATGCGCTTGAACAGCCTTGATGAGATCCGCGGGGCCTACCGCCACCAAAGCCGCCTCGCTGCGCGCGTACCGGATCAGTACCCGCACGCCAAAGACATCGCGGCAGCGCTGGAATTCGCAGGAAAGACGCTGAGCGCCGCACAGGGCGCAAAACACCAACCGAAAGGGCAAAGCAATGCTTGATCAACAGGAACCGTCCAACGCGCAGATAGAGCGCGCCACTGAGATCTGGGACAACGTGACCGGTGCGTCATCAGAATCCATCGCTGCGCGTGTGACGGGTGAGCGTGAGCAGCGCGGTGACTACCCGCTGGATAGTGCCGATTTCGGGCGCTGTGAGCGTCTGCTGGATGCTGTGCCTGGCTTGCGGGATCAGCTGCCGATGATGACCGACGTCAACGCCTACTGGGCAGGTCTGGTCAAGCGCTGGGATGATATCCGCAGCGCGGATGACCAAACTGCCCTGATCAAGGAAATCGTGACGCCCATCCAGAAAGCTGATCCGGGGCATGTGTCGCGCGGGGAAGGGGTGTCAATGCGCGTGGGGCCCAATACCTTTCAGGGCGTTGATACATCTGCCAACGAAGGCCCGCTAAAGTCCGATGGCGATGCGCTCTATTTCCGCGCGGCGGCAATTGTCGTCAGTGAAGGGAAAGCCAGCACCAGCTTTGTGCAGCGCAAGCTCGCAATCGGCTACAACAAGGCCGCGCGTCTGATTGAGCGCATGGAAGAGGCGGGGATCGTATCTGCCCCTGATAATGTGCGAAAGCGCGAGGTGGCGACGATTGAAACAATCCGCACCGCCCTGTCCCTGCAATCCGCCATCCCCGATGACGCAGACCGCGAAACCGTTGTGAAGATGCTGACAGCTGCCTGTGACGATATCGGTGGCCAGCAGCTTAAGGCGAAGCACGCGGAACAACGCAAGGCCTCAGGTAAGCCCCCCATGAAGGCAGACCCGGATTTCGACAATGCCGCAGATACCACCTACCGGGTGACAGCAGGCGAGCTGCGCCAGTTCATTGAACGGTTCGAGCGCCTGGACGCTGAGAAGAAAGATCTGGCTGACCAACAGAAAGAGGTCATGGCAGAGGCCAAGGCCCGCGGCTACGACACCAAGGTCATCCGAAAGGTGATCGCCCTGCGTAAGCGTGACAAGGATGACATCGCCGAAGAGGACGCTGTTCTCGAGATGTACAAAGAAGCGCTGGGCATGGGGTAAGGCAGACACATGGAACGCATGACAGCTGCAGACTACAACAAAGCCCAGCGCGTTGAGGGCAAGAAAGAAGACCGTCGCCGGGTGCGCGGCACCAAACGCACCACGACCGCTGACGGCATCACCCATGACAGCAAGACAGAGGCGGATCGCTGGGAAGAGTTGAAGCTGTTGCAGGCGAGCGGTGCCATCTGCGGTCTGCGTCGGCAAGCGCCAATCCCGCTCATCGGCCGGGATGGCCCGATCATGACCGACAGCGGCAATCAGCAGCGTGTCTACAAGGCGGATTTCGTCTACGTCGACAACGCGCTGGGCGTCACCGTCGTTGAGGATCGCAAGGGGCATGAGACCGACAAATTCAAACTGGTGAAATCAGTACTCGCGGCTCAGGGCATCGAACTGCTGATCACCCGCGCGAAAGGCTGATCCATGGGTGTGGTCGAAGATCTCAAGGCCGAGGTGACCATGCTTCGCAAGCTGCTGGACCAGACACAACGCGCTGGGCAGCGGGCGCCAGCCAAGCCATCGCCAGCCGCGGTTGCGGAACAATATTCACTGCCCAATGTCATCCGCTTCCCCCTGGCCGAATTTGCAGCGGGCCGTGGGCGGCGTGTACCGCTTCCTGAGACGGTGGAAGAAATCGCCGAGGTGATCGGCCGCGAAAAGGCTGTTCGGCTGGTCGAGGGCACGCGACAGCGTGGCACGCGCCGTTGGCGGCGTCATCTCTACATCCCAAGCGACATGTCGGAAGATCACCGCATTGTTTCCCTGATCGGCTGGGGCGCCGCGAGAGCGTTGAGTTTCAGCCATGCGAACAGCGTTCTGGAACTGCCCAGCTGCCACGGGCTGCGGAAAGCCTATCTGGCCGATGTTGCGGCCCAAATGGCGGGCCAGGGTGCGGACCAGGCAGAAATCGCCTCAGAGCTTGGGGTCGAGCGCAAGACAGTCGCCAGCCTGCTGGATCTGGCGGACTACTGGGCGCCACGCTTGGTGTAGGGGGGAAGGGTAATGTCTTGGGGGCCGCGACAACCGACTGAGAAGACACCAGCTGCAGAGCCACCGAATGCACCAGATCCGTGTGCCTATTGTGGGACAGCATCCAGCCACAACCGATGCCCCAGCTGTGGCGCGCCGCGCTCTACTGTTGAGGCTCTGGAAGATGAATGCCTTTGATTGGTGCAACAATTGTGGGGCATGCATACTTGTGGGGAAATTGATCACAGGATAACTCTCCGATCAGTGATTTGGAGGTGTTATGGCTGATTGGCACGTTAGTGACATTGAAGACATTTTTTCTGTTGACGAACTCGATCAACATTTTCCGCCAAAAAAGCGCGCTCGCGTTAAACGAGCGAGGATCGAGGCATTTTTACTCCGAAGGCGCAAAGGGGGAGTAGTGCCAAACGTTAGGCGCAAGTCTTTGAAACTGGGTGCTCGCAATCGAAAACGAGCGGTTGGCGATCAAGCCAGGCGGATTATCGTTGCGGCCAAGCGAGGCTCAGGGGGCGGGAAGGTTGAGTTCGACGTCGAGGCAGAGCGCGCAGCGCTTATCTCTCGCCGAAAGCAATCAATTTTGCTCGACGGATTCGTTCCAAATCGTCGCAAGGTCTGGCGGTCTATGGCAACACGCCTGAAGTCGCGGAAAATCGGTTCCATCGACATCGAAGATTTTTCATTTCTAACAGAGCCAAACAAAACACTTAACTCACTTGTAGAGATCGCTGTAGATGAGGCACATTGTCTTTCATCACAGATCCATTTTCGCGACCAGAGATGCGAAGACATTGGCGCCTGGTTGGTTCTTGCTGCAATGCGGCAAGATATGGCTTCTATTTTTACCGGTGGTAATATTTCGGACGAAACTAGCAATGTCATTGCAGCCCTAGAAATGGACCGAGCCATGAGGATGCGTATGCCAAAGCCGCGGCAAACCGTCTCAAGTGTTTGGTCTTTTCCAATCCGTGCCCGGCGTCCCGCAGGATCTTCTACGTCGGCTACGCAATTTCTCGACCGTCAAGAGACTGAGGAGGTCGCAACAGATCTCTGCCACGCGATATCGATCTGGTTGACAGCTTGCGTTGACCAGCAGTTGTCGATCGAGGGGCGTCGAAATGTTATGACGTTGGTGACCGAGGCTCTTGACAACGCTGAACGTCACTCAAGGCCAGAGCATGCTAATGATGGTGATTGGTGGATGACAGGCTTCATGACAAAAGAATCAAGTGATTCGGGTGAACGGTTTAAGTGCCAGCTCGCATTGTTAAGCGTTGGTTCACCAATTTCTTCGACAATCATGAACTGCGCCGATGAAACGAAAATACAGATGAACGCATATGTCAAGCAAAACCGTAGAAAGCTTGGAGGAGGTATGAAATACGCCGACGAACATCTACGAACGGTCTACGCGCTACAAGACTTTGTGAGTGGTGATAGCGAAGCGCACAATAATCAGCGAGGGGGCATAGGGCTTGGCACCATCCTCAAAGTGTTCGCGGATCTTGCTGGACACGATAAAGAAGATGTGTTTGCCAGATTGGCTATTGTATCTGGTCGATCTTGCCTCCATCTCTCTCGAGACGAGTGCGATGCAGCAGTTACGAAATCGTTGAGGAAACCCTTCAACATATGGTTTAATGATGAGCACTCAGCTGATCTACCTCCCAGAGACGGAGCAGTGGTAGAGATGGAGAGGGATTTCCCTGGTACCCTCGTGACCATGAGCTTCGAGCTGGACCCCGGCTACTTAGAAAGAACTATTCATGCCCCAGATTGATCTATCAGACCTTGTCCAAGGAAAGGCAAAGATATTGGCTGGCCACCGACGCGGTTTGGCCGCTCGTGATCACTACGAGCTGGAGGTCCTCGAGAGCGCGGGGGGGCGGATCGTGGTCCGTGCCCCCGATGGGCTTGAGGCGATCTCACCTTCATTTGTGCAAGGTTTTTTGGGCAGCACTGCACAGAAACGCTCGAAAAATGAAGTTGAGAAGTTGTTTGACTTCAATTCTCTACCCATCGTCCTCCGAGAGGACTTTGAGATTGGCCTTGATAGACTGTACTTGCGCCAAAGGAACTAACTTCTTTGTTTGATTTCTTTTGTGGCAGTAAGGGCGCCGACTGGGCTGCAATTATATCAGCGGGGTCTGCGTTCCTCGCTTTAGTTTTTTCGATATTTCAGTGGAAGAGTGCAAAATCTGAAAGTTCTAAAAGAGATAGTCGAGATCAGTATCTTGCGCTTGTTCATCAACCTGTAGGGAATTTGGTTGAGAAGTTCGATGATCTTGAGGAGGATTTGAGGGCTTGGACGCAAGTTGGTAATTCCGTAGCGGGGTTTGATCTAATTGAGGCAAAAATTACCCGACTTTGTCGCCAGTTGGCACGTGAGCTCAACGTGTTAGAGGATGGGCCGCTACATGAGCATTTCGATTGGTTTACCATCGAAGCCGATGAATTGTTGGAAACCCTCAATTCAGTTGATCCCAGTGGTGTCAATTTAACGTTTAAAACCATCTCTGGAGATATTCGTCGTCTCGTCAACCAACTTGAGCTTGGCCGGAGAACGACAATGAGAAAGGTACTGATTTAGAGCGTCTCAAATTAACACCGGTCAAATCAGCCAGAGGCCTTTAAAGTTGGAAGCAGCGATCTTGCCTGAAACGCAGGTAAGGTCGCTGGAATGTCCCTTTTTGAACGTATTGAACAGGCATCGGGTAGCATCGCCGTTTCTGGCGTGCTGGCGGTGAGCTCCGGCGGCATGTGGCTGGTGCGTCGTATCTTTACTAATCAAAAGCAGATTGAGATCCTGCAGCAATCGCTCGAGGCGCGCGATAAGCAGCGTGACGAGGATCGCGAGGCTCTATCCGAAGTCAGAACGGATGTTCGCGAGATCCGCGAATTCCTTCACCGCAGATAAACGGGGCAGCGCCCCGCTTGGGGTGAAAGGAGATCTTTGCCATGCAGCTCATTCAAAACTGGAAGCAAACACTGAAAGGGGCTTGGTCAATTCGCCTGATCGCAATCGCGTGCTTGGTGTCAGCCGTCCCTGTTTTCCTCTCGCTTGTGTCTCCTGGCTTGCTGGGCATCGACCCGTTGATTTTCGCGGCAGTTGTCATGGTGATCAACGCTCTTGCCATTCCAGCCCGCCTGCTCGCACAGGTTGGATTTACTGACCTGCTGTCCGAATTCCGACGTGATGCATCGGGGGCAGTGAGCACCCGTTTCGTCAAACAGATGGGGGCAGGCGCGCTGGTCATTGCTTTGGCCACGCCATTCATCGCGAAATGGGAAGGTGTCAGGCTTGAGGCCTACCGCGATATAGTGGGCGTGCCGACGATTTGTTTCGGCGATACCCATGGTGTGCGGTTGGGTGATACGGCAACCATGGGCGAATGTGTCGACCGGCTCGAACAGGATGTCCAGGCTTTCTATTCCGAGATCGCGGCTTGCATGACAAATCCGGATATTCCAGTTGGTGTTCAGGCATCAATGCTCGAGCTGGCCTTCAATGTGGGATCACGTCCGGTTTGTCGATCCACGATGATGCGTCTGGCCAATGCGGGTAAATATCGTCTCGCTTGTGACGAACTGCGACGTTGGGTGATCGCGGGTGGCAAGCGCGTGCGTGGTCTGTCGAACCGACGGGCCGATAGCAAAGCAACACTCTGCCTGCAGGGGCTAAACTAATGCGCTCTCTCTCGCTGCTGATGCTCTGCGTTGTTCTGGCATCCTGTGCCAAGGGGGCGGGGATCATCGCCGGGGCGATTGCAGGTGGTCCCAGTGTGGCCGCCAATGTTCAGGCGGGCCGCACGAATGCCCAGACCGTTGGGCAAACCACGCTGCAGGATCAGCGGATAGATGACACGCAAGCCCGTAACATCGAACAGAGTTCCGGAGATACTCAGCTCAGAACCGAGCGCGTTGAGACCGTGATCCTGCGAGAAGATCCGCCAGCGTGGTTGCTGCTGGTGGCTCTGATCGGGTGGCTGCTCCCGACGCCACAACAGATCGGCGCCGCGTTCATCTCTCTGGTCGCCCGACCTTTTCGCGGGTCCCTCCCTGGGGGGGAAGGCTTGTGGGTATGCATATACGCAGAAATTTATGTGTGGGTGCGGCTGGGGCATAGGGTTGTTTATTATATAGATCGCGCAAGCGTCTGAAATAGAACAACAATCCAGATCCAAAATATAAAGTGGCGGCAGGTTTGGGCGATTGTCCGGTTTTTTCTCGCGAGGCGTTAAGTGTCTGTAAAAAATAAAAAATCACGTGGGCGGAATGTAAACCGGACCGAACTGGCTGAAATCAACGGCGTGTCCATGCCAACGGTTGACGACTGGGTGAGCCGCGGCTGCCCGGTCGTTCAGCGTGGGGCGCGCGGACGGGCGTGGATCTTCAACACGGCAGAGGTGCGCAGCTGGCGCGATGACGATATTCGGGCCCAGACAAGCCACACCGGAAATGCGTCGAAAGATGAGTTGCTGCTGCGTAAACTGGCGGCGGAAACAGAGCAGGCGGAACTGGACCTGGCGAAAGCCAAGGAACAGGTTGTGCCGGTCGAGCAATATGAACGCGCTCTGACAAAAGCCTTTGGTGAGGTAAGGGCTGGCCTGAGAAATGTCCTGCCGCAACGGGCCGCGCGTCGACTGATGGGCGAGAGCGACGAAACCAGGTTCAAGGATGTGTTGCGGGAGGAGGTCGATCACGTCCTCGAGGCGCTTGCAGATCGGGATCTGGTTGAGGAGTCGGATATCGCGCTTGCAGATGATGAGGGCGAGGGGGCGGACGGTGAGTGAACGCCCGGGCTGATTTCTCCAATGCACGTGCGGTGGTTCAGGCAACCCGGCGCGCGCGTGAATTTCTCCGGCCGCCACCGGATCTGAAACCCTCAGATTGGGCGGAAGCAAATATCAAGATCCCGGTCGGCAATGCTGTGCCGGGGCCGATGCGTTTTGACAATGCGCCGTATCAGCGTGAAGTGATCGACATGACCGCCAACTCGCGGTGTGATCGCATCACGTTGATGTGGGGCGCGCAGGTTGGGAAGACGCAGACTGCGCTTGCCGCGCAGGCCTACCGGATTGGTTTCAACCCCGTTTCGCAGATGATGATGCAGCCCAGCCAGGGCGATCTGACTACGTGGCTAGAAACCAAGTTCAATCCCATGGTCGAGGCCAACGAGGGATTGCAGAACGTTCTGGCAAAACCACGTGGCCGCGACGGTGTGAATAACCAGCGGATGAAAAGCTACCCCGGCGGGTTCTTGATGTTCAGCTGGTCAGGATCGCCCAAGACCATGCGTGGCCGGTCGGCGCCATTCATCGTCTGCGACGAAACAGACGGCTATGATCGGACCGGTGAGGGCCATCCGGTTGGCCTTTTGTGGCAACGGGCTGCGACCTTTGGCGACCAGAAACTCCTGTTGGAGATCAGCACCCCGACAATCAAGGGCGAGAGCTGGATTGAAACCGCCTTTCTTGAGGGGGATCAGCGACACTTCCACGTTGTTTGCCCTCATTGCAGCCATAAACAGACGCTGAAATGGTCTCAGGTTTCTTGGTGTAAAGACGACGACGGGCAGCATCTGCCAGAAACCGCTACCTATCTTTGCGAGGGTGAGGGTTGCCACACTGCTTGGAATGATGCCGAGCGGTGCGCCGCGATCCGCAATGCAGAGGACCAAGGCGGCGGGTGGATCGCAAAGAAGCAGTTTCGCGGTCACGCCTCCTATCATCTGTCGGAGCTCTACAGCTGCTTTCGGTATCTGAAAGATATTGTGCAGTCATTCCTGGACAAACGCGCGGCCGGGGATCTGCAGACGTTTGTGAACGTGTCGCTGGCTGAAACCTGGGAAGAGGCGGGCGACCAGCTGGAATCCTCTGTTCTGATGGCGCGTGCGGAGGAATTCCGGGCACCGGTGCCAATGGGTGCGGGGGTTCTGACCGCTGGGATCGACATGCAGAATGACCGGCTCGAGGTTGAAATCGTGGCTTGGGGGTTGGGAGAAGAATCGTGGTCTGTCGATTACAAGGTCTTGTGGGGCGACCCGCTGCAGGGTGACGTCTGGGATGAACTGGACGAAGTGCTTGCGGAAACCTGGACCCATGAAAGTGGGGCGGAGTTGCGGATCTCTGCCGCCTGCCTGGACACCGGCGGCGAGGGCGGACGGACGCAGGCCGCCTATGATTACGCGCGCGAGCGGCTGGGCCGCAAAGTCTTTGCCGTGAAAGGCGTTGGGGGCTGGGGCCGCCCCATCGTGACCCAACCCAGCAAGATCCGCCAGCGCGGCGTGCGCCCGGTATGGCTCCATTCAATCGGTGTGGATGAGGCGAAGGTTGTGGTGGCTCAGCTGGCGCGCATTCCGGCGCCGGGCCCCGGGCACTGCCATTTTCCGGTGAGCCGAGATCCTGCCTGGTACGACATGTTCACGGCAGAGACACTGCGCACAAAATATCTGAAAGGCTTCCCGATGCGGGAATGGCAGAAGGTGCGCCCGCGAAACGAGGCCTTCGATTGCCGCGTCTACGCTTATGCCGCACTCAGCATCTTGCGACCCAACATAAAGCGCTTGGTGACGGCTTTGGAGGTTCAGGGGGGCGAGGATCAAGACCTTGATCAGGCGCCGCAAAGCGATGCTCCGGAAAATATGCCAGAGGATACGTCGTCCGCAAACTCCGACAGTGGCCCAAAGCGCCGACGGACAAACCGACGAAAACGCAGGCGGCGCCATAACCTTGAATAGGGCAAAAACGTGGGCGCACTACCAGCTGAAATCGGGGCAGGGGTTACCTTTCGGGCGAGTGTATGCCTGCCGGTCTACCCTGCAACGGAATGGGGGCTTTCGCTGATCATGCGCGGCGCCAGCCAGATTGATCTGGTGGCGGATAGTGACGGCGAAAATCACAACCTACATGCAGCGGCCAGCGAGACTGCGAGTTGGTTGCCTGGTCACTACCGCTATGAACTGCGGGTGGCCGATGGTTCAGACGTGGTCACGGTCGAGTCGGGCGAGCTGCGGATCGCGCCGGATCTTTCGGCGCAGGGTGCTGGTGTCGACAATCGCGACCACGTGCGCAAGGTGCTCGATGCGATTGAGGCCGTGATCGAAAACCGGGCCAGCATCGATCAGCAGAGCTACCAAATCAACAACCGGTCCCTGCAGCGGACGCCATTGAGCGAGCTTTTGAAGCTGCGTTCCCGCTATCGGGCAGAGCTGGCATCGAAGAGTGCGAGCCGTAAGCGCCGGGGCATGGGCCGCACAATCAAGGTGCGCATGCCATGATCGGAAAATGGTTCCGCCGTTCTCAACCGACAGCCGCCGATGAGGTGCAGCGGGGAGCGCCGCCTATGATTGCGCCAGCCCGCCGACGCGGAGCGCGCTTGTATCAGGCAGCGCAGGCGGATCGGGTTACGTCTGGTTGGTCCACGTCACCGCTTCCTGCGGATCAGATTGTGCGCCGGAACTGGCGCGCGCTGGTTGCTCGCTCCCGTGAACAGCTGGTGAACAACAGTTATGGCAAGGCGTTTCAGCGTAGCGTGCGCCGCAATGTCATCGGTCAAAAAGGGTTCATCCTGCAGGCTCAGGTGCAAGGTGCTGATGGCAAGCCTGATGCAGATGCAAACCGCGCAATTGAGGCAGCGTTTAAGACGTGGAGCAAGGCCAAGAACTGCGATGTGAAGGGGGTTAGATCCTTCCTGCAGATCCAGAAAACACTGGTTAACGGGCTGCCGAGCGATGGCGAATTCATGGTGCGTCACGTCTATGGCCGAGACGCGGGGCCTTGGGGATATGGGCTGCAGATTCTTGATCCGGTCAACTGCCCCGTCGACTTCGATGAGGACCGCCGCCCCAATGGTCGCTTTATCCGGGCAGGCATCGAATACACCAAAATGGGGCGGCCCGTTTATTACTACTTCCACACGCTCGATGTATCGCAGTCGGACTATTCCCATGCTGGCCGCGCCTTCATTCGGGTGCCCGCGGATCAGATCATCCACTGGTTTGAAGAGGATCTGGTCGGGCAAAAGCGGGGCTTGCCTTGGATGGCAACGGCACTTCTGCGGATGCGCCAGTTGGATCAATTCGAGCGTGCTGCCCTGACCAATGCGCGCGAGAGCGCGAACAAGCTGGGCGTGATTGAGTGGGATGAGGGTTTCGGGCCAGAGCCTGAAAGCGATGATGATGACGGCGAGGCTGCAGAGGTAGAGCTCAGTAGTGAAGAGGGGATCTATCATGAGATGCTGCAAGGCCAGCGTCTCAAACGGGTTGAGAGCCCGTATCCCAATGGTGAAATGGCCGTGTTTTCTAAGCACAACCTGCGCGGCGTCGCCTCTGGACTGGGGGCGGCTTACAACGATCTCGCCAATGACCTCGAGGGGGTGAACCTGTCGAGCATGCGCCATGGCATGCAGGCTGAGCGGGACCGCTGGAAAGAGCTCCAGGAAAGCCTCATCGAGAGCTTTGTCTCAGAGGTCTTTGAGAGATGGCTCGAGTATTCGCTGGTTGCCGGAAAGATCATCTTGAGCAACGGCGCGGCGTTATCACCACGCCACCTGTCCAAATACCTCGATGTAATTTTCCATGCCCGCCGGTGGGACTGGATGGACCCATCCAAGGATGTGAAGGCGGACGCGGACGCGGTCGACAACCTGTTCAAGTCGCGCGGCCAAGTGATCCGGGAGCGGGGCCGCAACCCGCGTGATGTGTATCGCGAATTTGCCGAGGACATTCAGGCGATGAAGGACGAGGGCATCCCGCCCGAAATCATCGCAGCGCTGATCACCGCGAAATCAAAAGGAGGGTCCTCAAGTGCCCCAGCAGTCGAAACCGACCCCGATGAAACCGTTGCAGGCGGAGGAAACGACAGTGCGTAAGCCGAGTGACCTGATCGGGAAATCCCTGACCCGCTCGCTGACACCTGAACAGATCAACGCTGGGCAGCGTGGCGGTGCTCAGGGCCTGCAGCGGGTGGCCGAGGTTGTCAACATTGACGAAGAGGCGCGCACAGTTGAGCTCGCGTTTTCGTCCACGACGCCGGTCATGCGGTGGTTCGGTGACGAAGTCCTTTCCCATGAACCGGGCGCGGTCGACCTGGAGCGGCTGAACAACGGTGGCGCGCTTTTGATGGACCACAATTGGCGCGATCAGGTTGGTGTCATTGTGTCTTCCCGGATCGATGCCGATCAGGTTGGCCGTGCTGTCGTTCGGTTCAGTCGCAGCGCGCGGGCCGATGAGATCTTTCAAGACGTGGTGGACGGTATCCGCAGCCACGTGTCGGTTGGTTACTCCGTCAGCGAGATCAAAGAAGAAAAACGGGACGGCCAAGCCAATCTGGTGACCGTCACCCGCTGGGCTCCTTTTGAAATTTCGATGGTTGCAGTCCCTGCAGATCAGACCGTGGGCGTCGGGCGTTCCGGAGAAAATCTGCCAGAGGTGACTGGGGGCGATAGCGGGCAGATTGCAGAGAATGAAACAGGCGCGGGCAATGAGGCCGCAGGTAATCAGCAAAGGGAATTTGAGATGAAAACCATCATCACCCGCGACAATGAGGGCAATCTTGTCCGGGCAAAAGTTGACGACAACGGCAATATTGTCGAGGTCGTGGAAACGCTTGAACGGGCAGGTGCAGGTGATGCGGCCCTGCTGCAACGTGGCCGCGAGCAGGAAGCAACCCGGGTGCGCGAACTGACCGAGATTGGCAGTCAGTATGATGCCGAGGATCTGGCGTTGGAACTGATCCGCAGCGGTCAAGGTGTCGAGGATATGAATACCCGGCTGCTGGACCATCTGCACCAGCGCAGCACCAATCACCGTCAGATCATGGACCGTTCCGATATCGGTATGACGGATGACGAGGCCGATCAATTTTCCTTCCTGCGTGCAATCCGTGCGCTGGCTAATCCGACAGACCGGGCGGCCCAGGAAGCTGCGGCGTTCGAATTTGAAGCCTCCGACGCCGCCGCAGAAGCGCAGGGCCGGGATGCGCAGGGCATCATGGTACCGATGCACGTGCTGATGCGTGCCCCGCTCAACACCGGCACCGGCGGCGTTGGTGCAGGCGATACCGGCGGCAATGCTATTGCAAACCCGCTGTTGAGCCAGAGCTTTATTCAGATGCTGCGGGTCCGTACGATCCTGCTGCGCCTTGCGACGCCTTTGATGGGGCTGGTCGGAAATCCTGATATCCCGACGCAGGAAGGTGGCGCGACAGGCTACTGGATCGGTGAAGACGGAGAGGCCGCAGAGGATATTCTGAGCCTTGGTCAGCGTCAGTTCTCGCCGAAGACTGTGGCCGCCTATTCCGAAATCACGCGCCGCACGCTGAAACAGACCAGCATAGATATCGAGGCACTGGTCCGTAGTGATCTGGCGCTTGCGCTGGGAACATCGCTGGACTTTGCGGGGTTCTACGGTACCGGCACGGATGATCAGCCCCTGGGGATCGCCAACACCAATGGTGTGAATGTGGTCGACTTTGGCGGCGCGGGTTCCGGTGGTGGCGCGGCGATGCCGACGTGGGAAGATGTGATCCAGATGGAAAGCGAGATCGCTGCCGCCAATGCGGATGTTGATCGTATGGCCTACGTCCAGAACGCCAAGATGCGCGGTCACTTCAAGAGCAAACAGAAGTTTGCTGGCACCAACGGGGCGCCGATCTGGGAGAGCGACAACACCGTCAACGGGTATCGCGGCGAAGTCACCAACCAGATCAAACAGGGTGACGTGTTCCACGGCGACTTTGGCAATGTGCTGGTTGGCATGTGGGGCGGTCTGGATCTCACTGTCGACCCCTACACGCACAGCCGCCGTGGCCGTCTACGTCTGGTTGCGATGCAAGATGCGGATTTCGTCCTGCGTCACGCAGCTGGCCTCTGCTACGGCACCGACGCCAGCTAACAACTGCGAACAAATCCTGAGCCTTGGCCCTCATAGGGCCGGGGCCTGAATACTCCCAGAAAGGATGTGAGAAGATGGAAAAACAAACCAAGGCCCAAAAGTCCGAGTACAAGGTTGCGAGCGCGTTTGTCTGGGATGGCAAGATCCAGAAACCCGGAATGAAAGTGTCTCTGACGAAAACAGAAGCCCATGGGCTGATCAAGCGCGGCAAGATTGAAGAGGGCACCGGGCGTCAGGCGCCTGCCAAGAAGGCTGCCAACAGCAAACCTGCCGCGCCCCAGCAAGATCCCGGTAAAAGCAGCTGATGGTTTCGCCCGCCTGGGATGATCTGGACGCCTTTCTGCAGGTTGACGATTTCGCCATCAAGGCGACCGTCACGCCGCGGGGAGGCGTTCCGCGTCAGATCAAGGGGGTATTCGACGAGCCGTATTTCAATACCCAACTTGGTGAGTATGAGGCGGACGCAACGCAGCCTCGGTTCACCTGCAAGGCCGTCGATGTTGTCGATTTGCAGGATAAGGCCGAGGTCGAAATCAACGGTCAGCCTTATTTCCTGCTGACCAATCCGCAGGAAGATGGAACCGGAATGGCGGTCCTGCAATTGGCGCGGGGTTGAGGTGGTGCTGTCTTTCGACTTCGACGCAGGCGAGTTGGCAAAGGTCGCGGAAGAGTTCGGCGCCAGCGAAAAGGATCTGCAATTCGCCTATTCCCGGGCGTTGCGTCGCACGGCTCAAACCATGAAAACCCGCGCGCGAAAGGGGCTGCGTACAGAGCTGGAATTGCGCACGGCGGCGGAGTTGCGAAAACGCCTGCAAGGGTTCCGGTTCTCGCGGGGCAAAGGCTTGGGTGAGGTCCGTATGTGGTTTGGCCTCAACAACATGCGCGTTTCGGCCTTCAAGGGGCGCGCACTTCGCACCGGCAGCGGTGCCTCCTATGCAGGCCAGCAGTTTGCAGGCGCATTTATTGCCAAAAACTCAAAGGGCCGGCCAACCGTTATGCGCCGCGCCACTCAGCGGGCCTATCCGATCAAAGAGGAACGCATGCCGATTGAGGATAAGGCCCAGATCTTCATCGAGGATCAGGTTTTCGACGAGATCGAAGAGGTGTTTTTCAAGAATTTCCGGGCCGAAATCCGCGCCCTTACAATCTACAATGTGGGCAACAGGTAAGACATGGCTGACGGTATCGATCTGGACAATCTACATGAGGCCATCAAGGCGGAGATATCTGCAAGGTTTCCGGCCGTCGGGACCGTCGAAGACTATGGCGCCCCGCGCAAAGCTCTCGCTTTGCCCGCCATCCTGATTGAGCTGGTCGATATGGAGGTCGACCCGGATAGCGATCCTGGCACCGAGCAATTGCCGGTCATCTCCAAGTGGGCCGCGCGTGTGGTTCTGAGCTTTCGTGATGACAACGTAAAACGGGAAATCCGCAAACTTGGGGGTGCGCTTGGGGTTCTGGTGCATCAAAACCGCTGGGGGCTGAAGGCAGGCCCCGCCCAGGTGACCTACATCGGGCCGGACGCCTTCGACCCTGACTTCGACAATGTCGAGGTCTGGGCTGTCGAATGGGATCAGCAGGTCGATCTGGGGCGAAGTGTATGGACAGGCGAGGGTGTCACACCGGATCGCGTGATGATCGGCTACGCGCCGAAAATTGGGCCGGGTCAGGAAGGCGATTACAGTGAACTTGGGGATGGTTCATGAGCTATTCAGCCGCGCGAAACGAGCAGGTTCGGGAAGGGATAGTCCGGTTTGGCGTTGTTACTGCGGTGGACACAGGGCGGGCTCGGGCAAAAGTGTCCTTTGGCGGCGAAAGCGAGAGTGACTGGCTGGCCTGGATGGCAGAGCGGGCCGCAGAGATCTCGGTATGGGCGCCGGTCAGCATTGGCGAACAAGTCGTCATCCTGTCCGAATCCGGGGATACGGCGCAGGGCGTCATTCTTGGGTCTGTGTTCAGCAGCAATAACCCTGGACCCGGAACCAATGAAGCCACGCACCGCGTGAAGATCGCGGGCTCATCAATCACCATCACCGCCGATGCCATCACCCTGGCGTGCAACGGGTCGACGGTGGTGATCGATGCGGATGGCGTTTCCATCAACGGCGTTCGGATCGATCTGAACTGATGCCGGGCGTGACCAGAAAAGGTGACAGCTGCACCGGCCATGGCCCCTTTCCTCCGCGGGCCAGCACCGGCGGCAGTGGGTCGGTTTTTATCAATGGTATCGCCGGGCATAGGCAGGGCGACGCCTGGGCGGTGCATTGTGATCCACAGCCCGTATGCCACGGTGGCAGCTTAGGAGCAGGGTCCAGCACGGTATATGCAAATGGCAAACAGCTGGGCCGGATTGGTGATCCTGTCGATTGTGGGTCAGCTGTCGCGAGCGGTTCCGGGGATGTATTCGCGGGGGGGTGATGGATACAGATCAATCTAAGCCAAATTCCACAGCTTGCTATTGCGATAGCACCAGATGGCTTCCAATGTTGCACTCTTTATTGGTTTTGCAGTTATTGTTCGTAAACAGTATTTTTCCGTGATCCATTCTAACCTCAAGCTTCTCATTTTGGGACAACATGGCCTTGAATCTCGCCATCTTCAATACATCTTCAATATTCGGAAGATTGAAATGCATTGTGTCCTTCAATGCTAGGCCCGTTAGAACGGATCCTATCATACTGTTCTTTTCTTGTAGATTCACCTCTTTTGACAGATTTATAAGAGAGCAAGCATCGTCAAATTCTGTTTGGAACTCGTAGTAGTACCCAAACGCATTCTCTTGGACGTTAACTTTAGGGTGAAAGCAAGGGTGTCTTTTCTGTAAGGCTTTGGATATCTCGCCGTAAATTTCTGTCGATGCTTGTTTTACGTGTGCGTTCTCTTCTAAACGTATCTCGCGGCCCAAATTTAGAGCGGTGAAAGCGAACATGGATACCAAAAGAACTCGTGTCATTGGCAGTAGTAAACTGTTACCGGCGGCTCTTTTATTTCTTATTAGACATATGAGGTCTTGATAAATTAGAAGTGACAGCGGAATTGTTGATATTAGCAAGGGGTTTATACTGTTTGTTATCAATATCGCTACTGCAAGATTCGCTGCAATAGTCGCGAAAGTTACATGTAGTACAAATTGAAGTTTGTGGTGGGCTATGGAAACGGCATGCTGAACCAGCCTGACGCAAAGGAATATGCAAAAAAGGGAAGCGAAATTCTCTTGGATAGTAAGATCCGTCGTATTTATAAAATTGAGTGCCGATAATTCTACACTAAAGCCTTCCGGCATAAAATTTGCGAATAAGAATACAAGCAGAAGGCCCGCGCTTAACGATAATTCAGTTGCGCTTGATATTTTATATAGTTTTTCCATTTAAATTCCTCTAGGTGATGTTATTTACTTTTCCTACTACTGGCCTTGGTCGTTCATGTTGACGACGCATCTTAGTGTTAGGGCTCTGCCTGAAATCAATAGGGAAAACCGCCAGAGGACCGGGTGTCGCGGTCTGCGCCATCATGGCGACATGAACGGCATCAACGCAACTACGGGAAAACCGCTATCGGGTCTGGCTCATTTGCGCCAGTCCGTGCGCGATATCTTGACCACTCCCATCGGCGCCCGCGTGATGCGGCGCGATTATGGCAGTCGGCTGTATCGGCTGGTGGACGCGCCGATGAATGATGCAACCCGCCTTGAGATGATGGCGGCGACCTATGAGGCGCTTGAAACATGGGAGCCGCGGCTGCAGCTGGATCAGGTTGCAGTTGATATGCCTGAGCCGGGCGGGGTCATTGTGTCCATCCAGGGCCAATACTTGCCGACTGGTGAGCCAGTAACACTCGACGGCATCGAGGTGCGCTGATGGCTGGTGGGTTCTCTGCCATCGATATGTCGCTGTTGCCAGCACCGGATCTGGTTCAGCCTGTCGAATATGAGGCAGCATTATCCGCCATGCTGGGTGAGTTGCGCGCGCGGGCCCCGGCCTTTGATGCGCTGGTTGAAAGTGATCCGGCGTTCAAACTGGTTGAGCTTGCCGCGTTTTTCCAAACGCTGACGCTGCAGCAGATCAACGATGCAGGTCGGGCGGTCATGCCCGCGACAGCAACGGGCGCGGATCTGGATAACATCGCGGCCCGTTATGGGGTTGCCCGACAAGTGATCGATCCGGGTAATCCAGAAGCATTGCCGCCAGTCCCGGCGGTTCTCGAAAGTGATGATGATTTCCGGCGCCGAATGCTGGTCGCTTTTGAGGGGCTTACCACCGCAGGCTCTGCAGGGTCCTATATCTTCCACGCTCTGAGCGCTCACCCCGATATTGCCGATGCAAGCGTCGAAAGTCCGGCGCCGGGTGAGGTGCTTGTCACGATCCTGACACGCGTCGCCGATGGTTCTGCAAGCCCGGAACTGCAGGCATCCACGCTCGAGGTGTTGAGCGCCGACGACGTGCGACCGCTTGCCGATATGGTGACTGTCCAGAGCGCCGCCATTACCCCATATTCTATTGATGCCAGCCTCACTGTGTTGCCTGGGCCAGATAGTGAGGTGGCACGCAGCGCGGCTCAAGAGGCGGCCATATCTTATGCCGCCGCGCAGCATCGCCTTGGGCGGGATGTGACATTGTCGGGCATTTACGCTGCGCTGCACCGGCCGGGCGTTCAAAACGTGACGCTCACAAGTCCAGCAGCGGATATCGCGATTGGCAATGACGGCGCCGCCTTTTGCACCGGGATCAGCGTAACCGTTGGGGGATCCGGTGTCTGACAGCTTGCTTCCTCATAATGCAACGGCCGAAGAGCGCGCGCTCGAGGCCGTGATCCGGGCGGGCCTTTTGCCGCCGGTGCCGTTGCGGGCAATCTGGGACCCGGACACATGCCCTGTTGAATTTCTGCCCTGGCTTGCGTTTGCGTTTTCCGTCGACGAATGGGACCCATCGTGGGGCGAGGCCGCCAAGCGCGACGTCGTTCGGCAGTCCGTGCAGGTTCATCGCCGCAAGGGAACCGTTGGTGCAGTGAAGCGCGCTTTGCAGGCTATCGGCACGCCTGCAGAGATCATTGAATGGTTCGAAGATGGATCAGCGCCTTACACCTTCAAAGTGTGGTTGGACCTGCGGGCGATGCTGCGCAACGGTGCTGATCTACCCGCCGAACTGGTAAAACTGCGGCGCGCGATCGATGCGGCCAAACCTGTACGTAGTCACTACACTGCACATGCGAGAGTGACCGGCCCAGCTCCAGTTTATTGTGGTGCCTTCGCTACCGCAAAAGGGGCCACGTTCAACACCGCTCGCATACCAGATGCACCGCCGGTCGCACTGCAAACCTATGGCGGGGCCGCCCCGGTCATCATCAAAGCCCGTCTTGGGAACAGCGTCAGCATACCGGATGCCCCGGATATTACGGCCTTTCGGCATTACGGCATGACTGCCAGTGGCCGAGGATACATCTATTCACCAATTTTGGAGGCGCCAGCATGAGCGAACCCTATGGTTTTCTGACGAATAAGGGCCGCCAGCTGGAAGCGGCCGCCCTGGCAAACGGAACTGCACTGAACGTTGCCGAGATCGCTTGGGGCACGGGTGCCCGTGCTATCACCGGTGGGGAAACCTCGCTTGAGAACGAGACTGGGCGTGCCCAGGTGATCGCTTCCGGGATCCATCCGGACAATAGCAGCGTTGCGTTCTTCCGCCATGATTTCGCTGCACAGGATGGCCCTTATATCATCAGTGAGGCGGGGCTGTTCGACGCCGCGGGCAATATGCTGGCAATCGTTACCTATCCAGTGCCGATGCCCAAGCCGCTGAATTTTGCGCTGACCTTTGATATTATGGTCGCCTTTTCGGATCTCGAGAACCTCAATATCAACGTTCTTACACCGGGTTCTCTGGTGCCAGAAGAGCGTCGCATTGACACCGGATCAGGTCTGGTCGGCGGTGGAGACCTTTCCGGCAATCTTAATCTGTCCCTTGATCCAGGCGCGCTTCAAACAATGACCGACACCGAACACCTCGCCATGATCGCAGGAGCCTGAACCCATGAGCATCATTCCAAGCCGTTTTCTGGCGCACGTCACGCAAGCCGGTGTCGCCATGCCGCCAGTCCCGGCAGATCACACCCGCCATATTGCGACCATCCAGACCAGCAATGACGCGGCATCCGGTGTCATTCTGACCTGCGAGATCGACGCAGGCGGCGAAACCTACAAGGTGACGCCTGCCCAGACCATCACCGAAGGCGACGCCCGCGCCAGTATCGTTGGCCCCGGCACGCTCTTGGCCGGTGACGTGCTGCGCTTTGTTGCCAGCGATGATGCCGCCCTTGATATCTGGGTCAGCTACCATGACCGTCCGGTGCCAGAATGAGACGCGTTGTCGGTCATGACGGCGCGCTGAGCAGCCCGTTGCTGTCGCTTGGCAGCGCAGGTCAGGCTGGGGGCGGTGGTAGCGTCTTTGATCCCGAATATGTGCTGTCCACAGGTCTGCGGTATCACGGCAGCTATAAGTTCAGACAGGTGCCGGGATCGCCCACCACCAAAAATATTGCTTGGATGGCTCTTGCGCCGACCAGCGAAACGGCCTGCCGGGTGATCACCTTTTCCTACGATCAATCCGGCTACAATTCGGGCGAATATGTCCTCAGTTATGACCTGCAAAACCCGCGTGATCTGACGGACCCGGCCAACTCGACCATCAGCTACATCACCAAGGCCGACTTCTACGATGTGACGGTCAGCAGCGATGCACGGATGTTGAAGGTCAGTCTGGATGGGCGGTTTATCGTGGACCGGGCGTTGCAGGTCTATGAAATGACAACGCCTTGGGACGTGACCACGCTGGTGCATGTTCCGGCCCGTTCCAGCCCCGGTGGCATGTTGTCGGGTTATGACACAGATGTTTCCCCGGATGGCACTCTGGTCATGAAACTGACCTTGGACGGGTCAGGCAGTTCCGCCCCGCATTACGTGCATACATGGGCCGCCCCGGCGTGGGATTTCTCCGGGGTGGATCTGGCGACTGAGGGCGACACTAAGGTCCTTTATGCCGGGATCGGTTCGAGTTTTGGTCTGCGGTTGCACAACAACAACGTGTTCACCGATGTTGGACGAACCTTCTATCGTCCAGACGGCGATTGGTCACAGCCCTCCGATGACTTGGGAACCACTCTCTATTACAGCGCAGCCTCATACGCCACGCTGCTCTACGCGCCGCAGGGGGTGATGTATTCCCACAAGACCGGCGGCGACTACTCCAATCTTTACGTCCATTACTGAAAGGCAAGCTGATGACACAGCCCCTCTATTCCTTGAATGGTGCGCGCCCGGCCTTGCCACCGGCAAAGCTGCGCCTGCCAAATGGCCGCTGGCGGACAGCCCCCTATGCCGAGGCGGATCTGACGGCTGCGGGATATATACCGGCTCCGGCCAAGCCCGCCTATGATCCGGCCACCGATAGGCTGGGCTGGCAGGATGGCAGCTGGACGGTTGAACCACTGCCGCCCCGCGATCCGGTCTACCGCCCCCTGACCAAGCTGGAAGCCATGACCCTGTTCCGGCACATCACCGGCATGGATGACGCGGGCGAGCTGGCCATGCGGGAAGATCCCGCAATCAAGCTGCTGTGGATGAAATGGGAAACCGATGTGCCCCAGAGTATTCGCCGAGAGCACGCGGTTGTCGGCATTTTCTTGGATGGCCTGATCGCAGCAGACTACGCCACCGCGGAACACAAGGCCGCCATGCTGGCCGCCTGGCCGCAGGAGGGTTGAGGCTTATCGGGCGGGCGTGCGTTCGGAAAATGCGCCAGAGGGAACGAGGTTGCAAACCTCGCATGATCGCAGGGAACTGCAATCATCAGCGAGGCTCTAATGTCTGGTTTTCTTCACGGCGTCGAGGTGCTCGAGATCGACACAGGCCCGCGCCCGATCCGTACAATCTCGACCGGCGTTATCGGTATTGTGGGCACTGCGCCCGCAGCTGATGCCGACGCCTTCCCTCTCAATACGCCCGTTTTGATCGCGGGTAGCCGTTCTGAGGCCGCAAAGCTGGATATGACAGCTGACGGCACCGGTGGCGGGACACTGCCGGGCGCGCTTGATGGCATCTTTGACCAGATTGGCGCTGTTGTGATCGCCGTCCTCGTCGAGGAAGGTGCCGACGACACCGAAACACTCGCGAACATGATTGGCGGCGTGAACGCCACAACGGGACAATTTGAAGGTGTGCATGCGCTCTTGGGGGCTGAGAGTGTTGTCGGCCATGCCCCGCGTATCCTTTGTGCGCCCGGCTGGACGCATCAACGCCTTGAGGATAGCGGCAATCCGGGCACCTATCTTGCGAACCCGGTTGTGGCCGAACTTGAAGGGATCGCGGATCGCATCGGCGCAGTGATCATCGCGGATGGTCCCAATACAACCGACACTGCCGCGCAGGCTTATGCTGGCGACTGGGGCACTTCCGGCCGCATCTATGTGGTTGACCCCTGGGTCAAGGTGCTCGGCAGCGATGGCGCTCCGGTAGATCAACCGGCATCGGCCCGTGTGGCTGGTGTGATCGCGCGCACTGACAATGACCGGGGGTTTTGGGTTTCGCCATCCAACCAAGGCATTTTTGGCATTATTGGCACATCGCGGCCGGTCGACTTCAAACTCGGGGATAAGGCCAGCCGGGCCAACCTTCTGAACGAAAACGACGTCGCCACCATCATCCGCCAAGATGGCTATCGCCTCTGGGGCAACCGGGTTCCGACAGCTGACCCTAAATGGCAGTTCCTGTGTGTGCGCCGCACCGCTGACGTCCTCAACGAGAGCATTCAACGCGCGCATATGTGGGCCGTCGACCGCGCGATCACCAAAACCTACATGGATGACGTCGTTGAGGGGGTGAACGGATTTATCGCCACACTGGTTGCCCAAGACGCATTGCTGGGCGGCAGCTGCTGGGCCGACCCCGATTTGAACACTGCCGCCAGCATCCAAAATGGGCAGGTGTGGTTTAATTTCGACTTCACGCCGCCTTATCCTGCCGAGCGGGTGACGTTCCGCTCTCACCTCACCAATGAATACATCGCGGAGGCACTGGGCTGATGGCTATTCGGAACATCCTGAAAAACTTCAATCTATTTGCCGACGGGCGCGGCTTTGCGGGTGAGATCGGGGATTACACCCCGGCCAGCCCGTCAATCGCCGCCGAAGAATACCGCGCCGGTGGCATGGATGGCCCAATCGATATCGATATGGGCATTGAGAAGATGACCACCAGTTTTGTCTTGCGCAACTACAGCGCGGACGTGCTGTCCCTCTGGGGGATCGCCCCGGGGGTGCTGATCCCTGTAACCGCCCGCGGTGCGCTGGAAAGCGAGGACGGGACTGTAACGCCGGTCATTCACAACATGCGCGGCAAGATCATCCAGCCTGACCGGGGCACCTGGTCACCCGGTCAGACTGCCAGCCTCACCGTCAACATGACGCTTGAGGCGTTCAAGGAAACCATCGGTGGTCAGCTGATCACTGAAATCGACATCATCAACATGGTGCGCAAAACCGGCGGTGTGGATCGTCTCGCCCAGATCCGCGCAGCACTGGGCATTTAAGGAGCTCTCATGGACGAATTGCCTGACTACCTAACCCTGAACTCAAACGGGGAAGAGGATTCCATTTCCGTTTCCCTGCTGAAAGGTGTGACCGTCGACGGTGAAAAGCGCACATCCCTGACGCTGCGCGAGCCGAGCGTGGGGGATCATATCGCCGCGCGCGAAACGGGGAAAAATGACAACGCCCTGGCCGAGGTCATCTTGATTGCAAACCTTGCGGAGGTGCCGCCCGATGCAATCAAATTGGCCAAGATGAAAGACTACGACCGGCTGCAAGAGGCGCTGGGTTTTTTGAATGGCTGACGCCTGAATCCTGCCGGGCAGGGGTGTTGATCCTTGCCCGGCATACCGGGTGGTCGCGCACCGAGATCACCGCAATGAGCGTCAGCCAGTTCAAGTGGTGGCTAGGGGGTATCAATGGCAAAACAACGCCTTAGCGCCAGCATTACAATCGGCGGCGTTCTCGAGAAATCCTTCAAAAAGAACATTGGCCTGATCCGGTCTGGTTTCGAGAACATTGGCGATAGCATCAAGTCGGTGAAGGATCGGCAGAAAGAGCTGTCACGACAGCGCGTGGATCTGGTCAAACAGGGCCGGTCGGTGGAAGCGCTCGACCGTGAATATGAAGACCTAGAGCGGACCTTGGAGGCTTTGGCCCGAAAGCAGCGACGCTGGGAACGCGCTATGCGCGACAGCCGTCGGGTTGGTGAGAGTTTCGACCGCATGGCCAGCAATTTCGGGCGGATGGGTCGCCGCGTTGGTGCTGGCATTGCGGCAGTCGGCGCTGGCGTTTTTGCGCTGGCAAGCTCGACTGCATCTTATGGCGATCAGGTCGCCAAAACTGCGGGCAAGCTTGGCATCGGCATCGAGGCACTGCAGGAATACAGATACGCTGCTGAGCGTTCCGGGGTTTCAACCGATACGTTCGATAGCTCTTTGACGGCGATGCAAAAACGGCTTGGCGAGGCCGCGAAGGGCTCCGGCGCTGCCAAGAAGGCGCTGGACCAAATGGGCCTGTCTGCAAAAGACCTGGTTGCGATGGGTCCAGAGCGCGCCATGGGTCAGATCGCGGATAAACTGCAGACCATCGAGAACCCTGCAGAGCGCGCAGCCATCGCGTCGGCGCTGTTCAGCCGAGCAGGGATTGGCATGATCAACATGCTGGGCGGCGGTTCTGAGGCCCTGCGACAGCTCCGCGAAGACGCGCGTAAGACGGGGTATGTGCTGAGCGAAAAAGCCGCCCGCGACGCAGAGGCCTTTGCCGATGCTCAGCTTGATGCACAATTGACGGTCAAGGGCCTGAAAAACACCATCGGCGCGGAGCTGATGCCGGTTGTGACGCGTTCCATGAAGACCTTTAGCGCATGGGCGATATCGAACCGTGATGATGTTGCCGATTTTGCAGACACAGCTGCGCGCAAGCTAGAGGCTGCCTTGCCAGTGATCGGGCAGGTGGTTGAGGGGATGGGCAAGGTGTCGTCGACGGTCGGCGGTGTCATTGCCAAGGTCGCGACGATGGTCGGAGGCTGGGAAAACTTCGGCATGATCATCGGCGGCCTCTTTGCCGCGCGGACAATCGGCAGCGTCCTCAGTTTTGGCTTTGCGGTGGCAAGATTGGGTGTGTCTGTCGCCGCGCTCGTACCGCTTGCCACCGGCGCGGGCGCGGCGATGGGCGTGTTGTCAGGTGGTCTGGCGCTGGTGAAAACCGGTATCATCACTGTCGGCCGGGCGCTGATGATGAACCCTATCGGGCTAGCTGTCGGAGCCATCGCCGGATCCGCATATCTGATCTACAAGCACTGGGACAAGGTTGGCCCTTGGTTCGGGACGCTCTGGGGGAACGTCAAACAGACCTTTTCCGGCATTGGCGGATTCATCACTGGGGTGTGGCGCGGAGATTGGGACGCTGCCGCGGACGGCCTGTCGACCGCTTGGGAGGGGGCCAAAGGCTACCTGACCACGGTGCTTGATGGCATCGGTTCGGTGTTTAAGGCCGCATGGGCCAACGTCATCAAGCCGGTAACGGACAAGCTTGGGATCACCGACGCCATCACGACGGCATGGAAAGGTACTGAGGCGACCATCGGCACCGTGGTGAGCGGCATCGGGTCTATTCTGCAGAAGGGCTACAACGGCACAATCAAGCCAGTGATCGACGCGCTGGGATCCACTGGGGGCATCTCTGCGGCTTGGGGTGAGATCAGAACCGCAGTGGGCACGGTGATCGAGTGGCTGGCAGAGAGATTTGATTGGCTCATGGGAAAGCTGCAACCGGTTCTGGATGGCCTGTCCTGGCTGCGGGATAAGGGCGTTGGGGCTGTTGCCGGTATTCAGGATATCGGATCGGGAATCCGAAGCTGGTGGACTGATGAGGATCCGGGGCAAACGCCCCCGGCTGGTGGTGATCCGTCTGGACCTAGCCAGCCCTCAGCGGCCCGAAACCCGCGCTCTGGGAAAGCTATCCCGAAAAAGGTTTCTGGATCTCATCTGGGGGGCAGCATCGGTCGTGGGTTCCGCGAAGTAGGAGAGCAGGGCCCCGAAACGATCTGGACCTCCAAAGGGGGCTATGTCGCGCATGCCAATGCAACCGAACGGCTTGCCCGCTTGTCGGAACGCGCGGGACCGTTGCTAGATGCGATTGGGGGCGGGCTGCGGTCCGCAATGTCCAAAGCGGAGAACGTGTCGGCGCCCATGATACAGCAGGTTCAGCTGGCAGCAGACCGCATAGCCCCGGCAGTACAACCCGCGCCAGCCCCTGCGGCAGCTGCACCAGTAACAATCTACGCCCAGATCAACGCGCAACATATGACGGCGAACGAGATCGCCGAAGAATTGGAACGCAGGGGGAGAGCGGCCCAAGCTGGCGCGCTTTACGACCAGGCGCATGATTACGGCCAATACGGGGGCGCATGATGGCAGGAACAATGCTGCAGCTCGGCACCTATCAATTCAGCATCAACAATGCTGCATATCAGAGCTTGCAACGCTCGACCGAATACCGCTGGGCCGCACAGGAGCGGGTCGGCGCTTCGGACGCCCTGCAGTTTACCGGGTTTGGTTCCGACACTATCACTCTGCAGGGAGTGATCTATCCGCATTTTCGGGGTGGGCTGGGGCAGGTCGACAAGATGCGTCGCACCGCCTCGCTTGGCTTTCCGCTGCCACTTGTCGCTGGCACTGGTCGGGTGCTCGGAATTTGGGTGGTTGAATCCGTCAGTGAGGGGCAACGCATATTTGCGGCCCAAGGCGCACCGCTTCGGCAGGAATTTACGATCAGCATTAGGAGATATGATGGCGGACTCCGCAGTCTTCTACCGTTCTAAAGAGGGTGAAACCGCAGACGAAATCGTCTGGCGGCATTACGGCAACCGCGTAGCCGGGGCGCTTGAGATCGTGTTAGAGGCCAACCCAGGGCTTGCGGCTCTGGGGCCGGTGCTGCCACTGGGTACTCGGATCAGGCTGCCGGAAATCGAGACCCCCAAGGAAGCGGAGGCGATTCGTCTATGGGATTGATGGATTTCAGGCCGTTTTTTCGGGTCGTGGTGGACGGAAAAGACATCAGCAGTACTTTGGCCCCCAGGCTGATCAGCCTTTCGCTAACCGACGCAGCTGGTGTCCAGTCTGACAATGTGCAGATCACCCTGAGTGACACCACCTTGTTCGGGCGGCTGGCTGAGCCAAAGGCCGGGGCCGAGATCCGGGTCTGGCTCGGCTATCCTTTTCAACTGAAATACATGGGTCTGTTTATCGCGGACAACGTAATTGTCAGAGGGCCGCCAGATCAGATGACGATCACCGGTATTGCGTCGGTGAATGGCGAAACCTCAAGCGGCAAGACCGCGCTGACCGATCAGAAGAAACGCAGCTGGCCCAGCGGGACCACGATCAGCGCCCTGGTGCAGAAAATCGCGGGAGAGCATGGTCTCGAGCATGCGGTTTCCGAAAGCCTAGCAAAGGTGGTTCTGTCTCATATCGACCAGATCGACGAGAGCGATATCAATCTCCTGTCTCGGATCGCGCGGGACCATGATGCAATCGCAAAGCCAGGGAATGGCCGACTGATCATGGCAAAGCGTGGTGAAAGCCTGACGGCATCCGGCGCACCTATGCCGGTGCTCAGCGTCACGCCGAAGAAGATCAGTCGCTGGCAGTACCAAAATTCAACCCGCGAGAAAGCGGGCTCTGTCGTTGCGGTCTATCAGGATCACGGCAAAGGCAAACCGGTCGAATGTACCGCGGGTGAAGGTGAGCCAAAGCAACGCCTCAAGCGTCGGTTCCCGAACAAGGATGCAGCAGAGCAGGCCGCGGCGTCAGAGTTGCAGCGGCTCAAGAGGGCAGGGCGCGGCCTATCTGTGACCATGCCGGGCGATCCGGATGCGATGGCCGAGGCGAAGCTGTCGGCGGCCGGGTTTCGGTCCTACGTCGACGGAGAGTGGCTGATCACTAAGGCAGAGCACAGCCTCGACAGCGGAGGCTATCGAACTTCGATCACGGCTGAGCCATTGATATAGCAACTTGAGCGCATCCCACGTCCTGAGTGATGCCAGAGACAGCGAAGCGCAGATAGCGACCTTTGCAAAGTCGGCGGATCTGGTGCCATGACGAGCGATCAATGCCGCAGCCGCACGAGGAAGAGCGGACCTTCGCCGCGAGTGCAGCCGCCAACCATCATCGAATGGAAGGGGGGCGGACGGAGCGTGAATTCGCTGCGGCTGCGCCAACGTCCGCTTCTCAAATTGGGTGTCTGGGTCAGAAACCTTCTATTTCGGTCTAAAAGCTGGCCCTGAACAGGGGAGAAAGGCACCGCTTCGAGGCCCAGTTGAGACTATCGGTTCACACTCGATTGCATGCGTAAGCTTTACGACGGCACCTGGCTTATTATTGGGAAAAATGTCTCCAATATCATACGCTATGTTGCGCTGCGGGTCATATGGACCATGAGGCCATGTCTTGTATGAAGCAATATAAACCCGATGACTGTAGGCGGCTTTGTCGGGGAAGCGGGCTGGCTCAGTAAAAAAGTTACGCCATGCTCCCGAAACATGGTCTGACAGCCCATTCCCATGGGCCGAATTAGGTTGAGCACTGTATGATTGGACCCAAATTTGCGCGAGCTCGTAGGATTGGCTTGGTGTCATGTTCTCAAGGCCAACGTAGCACGATGACCCGTCAATCAGTACAGACACGGCATCGTTTGGCGATAAGACAATAATACGAGAGATTTCGCGTCCCTTTCTGAGTGCAACGGGTTGTGTCGAGTAGCCGAAGCCTGCTCGTAGAAAATTCTTTTCTCGGTTTGTCAGAGATTTACAAGCTCTGACAGCTTGTTTCGCTACTGCAAAGCTTTTGGCATCAGCAGGGGTTTTGCTGACCAATGTAGTGTCGACAGGGGGAATTCCGCAGCCAATTAGGCCGAGAAAACAGAGGGCTGAAGGGAACTTTGGCACGGACATGACGGTCCTCATTCGCAATTGACTTTTAGAGAACGCTGCATGGTTCTGAGTTGTTTTCTAACGCGCCCCTGTTTGGGTAAGCGCTCAATGGCCTGCATGTTGTTGGTGCCATTATACCAAGAGTCAAACAGTAGTGATTTAACATCTTCATCGAGAACCGCGTCGGCAACGCGGTAGGTACAAAGGCAGTCATTTTGACTCAGCCCTCCTCCACGTCCATCCGAAATCATCTTCTGGCAGGTTTGGTTTGCTGATGGCACGGCGGTTGCAAGATTGGGAGCAATAAACATCGCCGCAACCGTACAGATTGATATGTGGTATATAGATTTCAT